AACTCGATAATCTTCTGGTATAACAAATATAAATTTTACATCGTTATTTTTGCGAACAAACCATTCAAAATATTTCATTCGATAAAAATTATCATCTTGAGTCGCGTGAGTCTCTGGTCCATAGTTTTGAGTGTCCTTGTAAACATTATCGGTTGATATGTTACCCTCTAAAACAAAATCAATTCCCAACAAATACAGAACATTGAATCCTCGTTTGATTGCAGTATCCATCGCAACCATACCTGCATTATTACGACGACGATGTGGGCTATATTCACGAGGTTCATAATGCTGTTCTTCTGGAGGTACAATTACTATACCGTTTCCATATAAACCTTGTGCATTACGAATTTCTGACACCATACCTTGATCTATGGATACAAGATAGTCCCATTTATCAAAGTCTCGATACAATGCATTGCATCCATAGATTGGTGCTTGTCCTGCCAGATCATTTAAGTCAATAGAATTACGACTTACACCATTACCTACGATAAATGCGGCTTTGTTCATTTAGTTCATCCTCTAATTCGTCCCAGTCCTGAGACTCAATTGCATCTATTAAATGCGTTTTATAATTGTGACGCGACTCTTTTTTAAGAGGCCTTTTCCGAATGCCATCATAGTCTTCGGAATACTCTTTAAAAGATTTTTTGATCTTACCCATATTAGACTCTTATCTTTATTAAAACCAGTTCCTCGATAAGTTTGGAAATGCTTCTGCTACCAACTTTCGAGTTACCCCCTTATATGGCAATTTACGTTCTTTCATGCCCAATAAGATTTTTACTTCATCAGGATCTACCGACTCTAACAACTGAATAAAAAGTTGTTCTCTTCGAACTTGCTTGAGGTTTTTCTGAGTATCGGTATTACCCCTGACGAAAAGATAAAATTGACGAGATGCAGTACCTAAAGTTATTCCTGCATCTTGAACTTCTTCCAATGGTTTGTGTGGAGGTATGCCATCTGGAAGTAACCACTCTAGAGTGGGGTCATATGTATATCCTAAAATTGCTTTCAAAGTAGGACTACTATTCTCGTGTAAGATACGAATCTTATCTGCTTTTTTTGATGCTTTTTCTACTTCACGAAAAATAGTATCAAATTTTTTATATGCCACTAAAAATCACCTATGTGTTCAGTTAATAACTTGAGTTTGTTTTTAATAAAATAATTTAACAATTGTTTCCGATTTGGAATTGAGTATTCTTCATACTGCTTAATAATTTCACTCCTAATATTATCTGGAACAAAATCTAAATCGACCAATTGTTCATTACGTTTGTAGTTACGTAACATTTCTTCAGTGCAAAATTTCTCCGGTTCTTGATCAACCCAAACATCAATTTTACTTGATGCCAGAGGCTTCTGTCGTTCTTTTGTAATGATACATGAATCGTGGGATAGAAAATTTGGAATACCGTCTCCTCGATCTCCTTTCATAATATGCTCTCTCAAAAAACGTCTTGCATCATTTACACGAATCCATCTTTTGGTAACCGGACTAAACTGTTCCACATTCATATATTTTTGCAGTTGACCAAAATCTTTGTCCCCTGATAGGATTAGAATTTTTTCTGTACTCTGATTATTTAGATAAACACCATATTTATTGGTGAGTGTACCAATAATATCGTCTGCTTCTGCACGAGAGACTTGAAGAACACGATAAGGAAAAACTTCCTTTATCTCTTGTTTTACCTTGTTTAGAATATCAAATATTTTTTTCCAATCAAGGTCTGACTTCTCTCGATCTTCTTTGCGGTGTGCTTTATAATAGGGAAAGACATCCTTACGCCAATAGTTCTTATCATCTGCACAGATTACTAACTCACCGTATTCTTCAAATTTTTTACGATATAAACGAATACTGTTGAGTACCATGTGCCGAACTAAATCTTCTTGTAAGTCTACTTTCCCCCCTTGTATTTGAACCATAAGGTTCGCAATCATAACCTGATTAAGGTCTAATAAAATCATTGTGTTTTCTCACACTTTTATCCATTACTAATATATAGTATCACTCAACGGATTCTGTGTCAACCCCCCACACTTTGTTAATGTCGGGATAGAACACTCCGTGTGAACGTTTAGGACTGCCATCAAGGTCATACGCCATTGTTTTGCACACATATCCCATTTGGTTCTGTTGATACTCTCCCCAATACATGTCCAACCACACACCATTCTCAAGGTAGTTCTGCATATTACGTGCGTAGTTCTCACACTGAATAGACTTGGCAAGAGCACCTTTGACACCTTGTTTATCTTCACGTTTGTATTTGGATGCCAACTCCCGTTGTGTTTTAATCCACTTCTTGACGTTGACCATATTTAAGTCATCGTCTTCTGTGAGTGCAATAACTGATGGGTGAATGTTTTTGTACTGCGGTGGATTTTCGAGTAGTCTTTTTTCACGTGCCTTTGCAAGACGTTCTGAAGCTGCTTGCCGTTGCTCTTCTGTCATCTGACGTTTTTTACGATATTTTTTTACTGCCATAATTTAATCCCAGAGATTTCTGTAGTATTTTCCAAATAATTTTAATCCATTTTCTATTCTTTTATTATGTGCTTCTAAACCTTCTCGATCAACCTTTAACTGTCTCGCACGTTGATTAATGTCTGCGTTGTCATCAACCTCAGAATGATCATAGAACTGATCTTCGTTATTGTCATCAACAATTTGCTCAAATGCCCAGATCATTTCATCCATTACATAATCCCAACGATTGAAGAAGTTTTTATCTGTCACACCTTCTTCACGGTATCGAACGACTTCTAATTGCGTTGGTTGTAGTTTCATAGGGACATCAATGCAATCTACATTTGGAGCACCATGTTTGGTTTCTTTAAGTTGCTTGAGCATCGGCACGATAATGATTGCTAGTGTGTGATCCATATTCCAAGTATCATAAGGATGAATAACAATGTCTTCATCTCTTTCGAAATCTTCTGAATCCTCTTCGTTTGCAAATCTTCCAAGTCTTACATACATATATTTTTATTACCTTTTATATCCAGATAATCCTTGTAATAAACCTGTCCATTCAGCCGCACGAACTTCCCAATTATAAAAGTTGTCAACATAATTTTTCTGGAACAATAACTTTTTCTGATTGTCCTCATCGCGATGCCTAATGATGGAATTATGCAGAACATTAGCAAACACATTTGCGTGTTGATTTATATCCTCATTAAACTGATACATGGTTGCAAATCCACTAGTGGTTTCTGGTAATGCCGCAAGATTAGGACAAACCACTTCACACCCCGCACTCATTGCTTCGATTGCCGCAATACAAGAAGTCTCTTGCCAAATTGATGGAAACGCAAAGATGTGTGCGTTTTGTAACGCATCTCGGACAACATCGTTTGGTTGGAATCCGTGATAGGTCATATTTGGATGATTTTTTGCGGCTTCAAATAAATCAAGGAACGGTTCGTCTCTTTCTTTCCAACCATATGCTTCAAAGGATGAATAAATGTCAAGATGAATACTATCCCCATGAGTCTCTGCCAACTTTTCAATCACTGGCACTAGTATCTGCAATCCACGATGTGGTGTCGTATGATAGATCAAACGAATCTGATCATCAGGTTTTTCTTTATACGGAATCGGATCAATCGCATTTTTAAGAACAATCGACTCTTTATATGGAACACCAAGTCCCATATTGTATGTGCCCAACTGCCAATTAGACACAAAAACTAATCGTGCAAATCTCGATCTTGAATCAGGTTCTTTTAGATGCTGTGCTTCTGGATCTGCCCAGAGATCGTGTAACCACAGAATATTTTGTTTATCGGATGATACATCACGGACGCGTGATTTAATAATATTGAACTGTTCTAATAAATCATTATCCACTCTTTCGTAAAGTGCTTGATTCATCAACTCTGTTCCACCTTGTGCTTTGTTCCATGTTCCATCTTTGTTCATAGTAGATTGAACTTCATGATCTTCGATAATAGTTAAACCCATAACAACTCCAGTTAATTTTATCTAATTATAACACACAGTATGCAAGATTACAATAGGTCACCATTATATCTCTGTGTCCACATTGTAAGACTATATTTTACCCCAGATTTTAATTCTTGACACTCGTGTCCATGTGTCACCTGTCCCGGAAAAAGTATGCATCTACCAACTGGGACATCTTTATTCGTTACATTTTGTCTGTGATAGTAGAGATTTGCACCTTCATAGTCATCGTTTAGTTTAACAGAACCAGTGACCATACTTGCATCACAATGATTGGATAAACTAACTTGCGTATCAAGTGCGTATCTCATCACGAATGCTTCTCGTAAACCATACATCTTCATGGGTGACCAATATCTTTCTACTGATGGAAATATATGTTTCTTCCAATGTGTTTCGCATTCTTCCCACAGACCAAGTTCTTTTAATCGAATCTCTTGAGCAGGAAACTTATCATCAGGATGAGGTTCCCATCCCCCATGTTTATCTGCAAGATCAATTAAATCTTCGCACTGCGATTGCGTCATAAAGTTTATCACGATCATATCCTTTTCGAGGATATCAAAATTGTCATAGCAAGGAATGAACAAATCAGGTGACTTTGGATACAAAATATTGTACAAAGAATCAAATTTATTTTTTTCAACATTACCACCGTTGCCGTGATAAATGCAACTAAAAACCCTTGTTCTTGGATTATAAATGCTTTCGTTTTGGACTTGAACTTGGGGTTCATTCGTCTGAAAAATATACCCTTCATAATCAAGTTTCATATCAAATTCGTTCGATAAAAACTTTCGAGTGTAGTACAGTTGATCGTCTTCATAATCTTCAATTGGATCTTGTAGCAAAGATTTTAGTTGTCCAACCTCAGTGATAAATGTTCCACTGTTCAAAAATCGATATGGTGTTTCTGACTCTGGATATTCATCTTTTAAAGATTCGTCAGGCCAGCAACTTGTTTCTGCAGAAAAAAGAGATTTAGTTTTAAACCCAATGAATCGTCTCGTAATGGTTTCCAAGTCTCGATCATACATTACATCATATGCATCAGTAAATAGAATTACATCATGATCAGGCAAATCTTTAATGTAATCTCTCAATAGATTAATTTTCATTCCACCACCGAGACTTGACATATCGGTTCCTTTCCAATCAACATTGACTCCCAAATTTTTTGGATAGACATTATGATTCATTGCAGAAGAATTTAACTGCACACACTTTTTTCGATCAGTGCCTACTGTAATTGGATGCACCTTGAAATCAATAAACCAATTTTCTTCAAGATTAGGTTCAATATCAGTTCCTAAATTTAATCTAGACTCCTGAATTGCGAGGTCTTCTTTGAATGCAATTGCATTTAACTTTGGAATAGCTATTGGCAAATATTCATCTACTGGAATAATTTGTTGCAGTATTCCAGAATTAAGTAAAAGATTAGCTCCTTTTGGAGTGATCACATATGCGTGTGCATTATATGGATACGCAGGTATTTCTAATTTGTCATCAATTGATACAACCTTATCTGGTTCATTTTCATTCCTTCCTAGATAAATTAATTGATGATCAGAGGTAAGAGATATCAAGTAGTCTTCATCTAATACACAACAAATTACATCATCCTCAAATACAATAATCGGTTCATTGAGATTTCGACACACTTCCCATGCTTTTGCATGAGATAAAAAACAACCGATTTCACCATGAGTCAATTTTCTATTTCTAAATGGATCTCTCCATAAACGATTTGTATCAAATCCACTGCGAATAAGTGTATCATGATTGATTTCATGACCGTCGACAGCATCAATAAAAAATACTTCGTTTAGATGGGGATTTTTGCGAGTGAAAAATTGTTTTCTGTCTGGTCTTCGTTTTAAATTAATTACGTATTTTTTCATGATCGTCTCTTAAAACAGAATAAAATTCTTGAGGAGTG